CGACGTCGAGCACGAACTTCCCGTTCGACTCTTTGTAGAGGCCGCGCTGGGCTTCTGGGACCGCGTCGATCGTGTCGACCGTCATTGGAATGGCGGTCATCAGCAGGCCGGCGCGAGCCATGTAGCTCACCAGGTGGTTATGGGCGATGCGGAACATGCCGCGAGTTGCGGACTTGGTAGCGGCTTTCATTGGAGAACCTTCCTCTCGAAGGGTGGATGCGCCCGTCTCGGGCAGGGGGTAGCTCCGTTGCATCGCGCGCTGGAGCCGGAAACAGAAAAGCCGCCGAGGTTGCCCAGGGCGGCTTTGTTCGGGTGCGAGGCTGGCTCGCTATTCGATTCGTTTCAAGGTCGGCACCATCGGCGTGAAGATGCCCTTGATGTGGCAGTCGTAACAGACACGGTCTTCGATCACCGTTCCCGCCTTGTACCTGCCGTTTTCGACGACCGATCCGTTGACCGTCGTCATCACTGTCCTGCCGCCGCAGCGGTTGCACTGCACGATCCCGTCGACGCGCTTGGGCATGGCCTTCACGCGCTGGCGCAGCTTCTCTTTCGGAGACGCTGGTGTGTTGGGTACGACTTTCAGGTGGGCTGGCACCCGATCATTCTATGCCGGCCCTTTTGAACACAGAAGCGTCCCGATCCCGCAGCTGGTCAAGCGTCAGGTACTGCCCTCGGTTGTCGAACAACCGGTCAAAGTCCAGCTTGCCTTGGCGCATCAGCGCGCCGCGCGTGGGCCCGACGATCTCGTCCTGCCGTTTGGCCGACTGCTTCTGAAGCCACTGGCTGTAGGTGGTTTCTGCCGGCACCTGGCCGTCCATGGAGGCCCGGGTCGTCGGCGTCATGTCGTCGATCGGGATTCCCAATTCCCGCCAGCTTTTCGTGATCGGAACCCCAACCGACCGGCAACCCCAGTGCGCCTTGCCCGGACCGCCTAGCCACGGCACCTTGTGACCAATAGGCTGGTGCGTCACCGGGTGATACCGCAGCTTGTCGCGCACCTGGCAGATCGGCGTTGTCCGACTGTCCAGGGTGGAAGTCCACTCCACGGCCTTGATTAGGTCGTCGTTTTCCTCGTAGAACGCATCCCGCGCGCTGGCCGCCGTGTGGCTCACCGCCGTTCGGACGACTGCCTGGGCGTTCCTGCGGTCGATCTCGATGATGCCGTCGGCGTAGCCTTTGGCACGCGTACCGCGAATCCTGCGGACCATCTGGTCAATGGTCTCCTGCTGCGTGTAGCCGATGCGGATGGCGTCGCGGATGCGCACCATGCGATCGGCCTCGATGCTCTGCGCCCACTCCCGCAACAGGCGGCCCTGGAAAGGCCGGGACAGCACTGCCGCTTCGACCTGCGTCAGGCTTACGCTGGCGACGCCGACAGCCGCAACAACCTGCGGCGGAATCGTGGTCTGGAACAGCTGCAGTTGGTAGTTCGCCTCGTACTGAGCGAACTCCCGAAGCTGCGTTGTCAGTTCCCGGTCAATCTGCTGGTACGCCTGGTAGTTGATCTGGCGGACCGAGAGCAGCAGGCTTTCCAGCCGCTCGACAGTGAAAGATTCAGCCGGCAACCGCTCGAGCGCGGCGGTCAGCTGGGCGAACAGGTCCGCGTCGGCTCGGTTCAGGAGCCCGATGATCCGCTGGACCATCCAGGCGGAATAGCGCTGCAGGTCGATCGCGTGGTTGACCGACGCGTCGAAAAGGTCGTCATTGACCGCCACTGCCGAGCCCGCCCATCGTGCCAAGCTTCGGCCCTTCTTCGGCGACTGCGGCGAGTTCGTCGTCCGGGTTCACGTCGGCAGCCAGGATGCCCCGGCGCTGCTGCTCGCGGATCACCCGGGCCTTCGTAATGATGCCGCCCTGCTGGAGGCCCAGCAGAAGCTGTGCCGTGGCCTCGCTCAGGCTGCCGGCTGCGAAGTCTTTGAACAGAGATGCGTGGCCGCCTTCGGGCAATCTCAGCCATTCAGCCGTCAGCTGCAGACACTGGTCGAGGCTGTCTTCGAACGATTCGACGATGCGCTGAAGCTCGCTCTTGTTGGCCTCGGCGTCGTTGCTGGCTTCCGTTGCCGAGCGCTCGCCCGGCTTGGCGACCAGCAGCTCCGCACCGGTCTGGATCATCTGCTCTTCCAGGGCGGCCAACTCGTCTCGGCCGACCTTCACCGATTCCGCCGAGCCTTGCACCACCTTGGCGTCTGCGCCTTGGGGCATTTTCAGGGCGTAGTTTGATCCCGCCGTCAGCTGCTTTTCGTCTTCCAAGCCGATCAGCACCAGCAGGCGCTTTCGAGCAAACCGGGCGCTGTCGTCCTGGTCGCTCTGCTGCTGCCAGTGCTTGACGTTGGCGTGCGCCAGGTCCAACAGCGGCGGGAAACCGAGCATGAAGCCGCCACGAATGCCGTAGAACGGCACGAACGGGATCACATCCAGAGTCGTGGTGCCCTCGTCCACCTTCACATAGGCGGAGGCCTTGCCGCGCTTTTCCCAAACTTCCCAGGCGCCGCGACTCAGCACACGCACCCGGGGAACGGTCATCGTTCCGAACTCGCCGTCGTCCTCTTCGGTCGACTCCAGGAAGCGGAACTGCGTCAGGACCAGCTGGTCGCCGACACGCTCGGTCTTCCATCCCAGGATCTGGCTGTGCTTGATGTGGACCCAGTACGGCCGGGCGCCCATCTGGCGTTCGTCGGCGAGCGTGCGGGCCTGGCCCTCGGTACGCGTGTAGTCCACCAAGACACCGCCAAAGCCGAAAGCCACGGTTTCGTTCATCAGGTCGGCGGCGAACGCATGCAGGCTACGGCCCTCACCGTCGATGTTCTGCGCCAATTCCTCGATCTGATCCGGCGTGTCGTCGCCGAGCGTCACTTCCTTGCTGAATGGCTTGCCGGCCATCACACCGACCGTGCGACGCAGGGCCGGGAACAGCGTGGCGGTCTTCAGGCGATACTGGTAGTCCTCGTCGTCCTCGCGTGGCTGCTGTGGCAGGTAGGTTTTGCCGGCCGCACGCATGGCGGCGGTTCCTTCCATCAGGGCGGCGATGACGGGCCAATTCTTGGCCATGAGGTCCACGGCCGGCGAGCGCTGATCGACGGTCATGGTCATGCGTCACATACGCAGCGGTTCCACCGATGCGCTCCGTTTGATCGACGGCCATTCCCTGTCTATGCAGTAACCAATGGCGGTCGTGATGTGCTGATACTTGTTCGACTGATCCTCCTGGAACGTCGAACCTTCCTTGAGCTGTACGGTCGCCAGGCCCTTGTCGCACCACTTGGCGGTGACCGGGTTCACGAACAGCGTGCGCACGCCATCGGCGGTGCAAATCTTGGCCCGAACCGCGTTCTGTCGATCCTTGATGGCCGGGTGCGCTGGCTTCACCTTTCGGGTGAACGTCCAGCTGTGCGCCTTCAAGACGCCTTCAATGTCGGTGTAATCCGATGCGTGGCCGTGCTTCTCTCCGGCCTGCCCTGCTGGGTCGCCATAGATCAGCACGTGCCGGTTCTGATGGTTCTTGAACTTGTCGACGAACTCGATGGCCGACTGCTTCGATACCGCGCTGGTCAGCACGATCTCGTCCAGCAGATACAACCCGGCGTCGTTGCGCCTCACGCCAACCGCCGAAGACAGCGGCGTGAAGTTCTGGTCGTGCATCCAGAGCAGCTGCTCGTGCGGCTCGATCCTGGCATCCGTGTGGTTGGCCTTGCCGTAGTCCTCGTAGATCCGGCCGCTGGCGCCTTCAAATCCAGCCTCGTACTCCTGACGGTACTGCTTGGCGCTCATCTGCCGTTTCGCGGCGGCGATGGTGTCGGCCGGCAGAATCTCCGCGCTCTTCCAGTGGTAAAGCTTCCAGTCAGGGTCGTTGGCGGACTCGGCGTACTGCGCCATGTCGTAGTAGTGGTTCAGGCCATCCGGAACGCCAATGAGCCAGCACCAAGCCTTGTAGTCAGGCCGCGTCGGGTTGAACGTGTCCAGCGAAGGCCGGATGTTGGCCTCCCAGGCTTCAGGCTTGACGTCGGCGATCTCATCGATCACACCGCCCGTCCACAAAATGCCTTCGATCCGCTCGGGCCTGTCCAGCCCGATCAGGTGAATCTCGCTCCCGTTGTCCAGGTAGATGATCAGTTCGGTCTCGCTGGGCGACTTGCTCGCCAAGCTGCACAGGCAGAGCATTTTCATGTCCGCCCAGTAGATTTTCTTGACCTGGTCTCGGGTTGGCGCCGCAATGAAGTAACGCTCGCCCGGGTTCTTCAGAGCCTCCTTGGCGACGAACCGCTTTGCGCGCTCCGTCTTCCCCGACCGGCGCCCCGCCGGCACAACCTTGAACCGGGCGATGTCGGTGATCAGATCCCGCTGGATCGGGTGCTCGATCAGTGGATACCAGCGCGCCAGCTCGCGCTGCGTGCGCAGAGTCGTTGCCATCAATCAGGCAGGTGCTTCACCAACTCGGCAAGGACTTCAGCGTTCGAAGCGGCCGGCGGCGT